ATCGGATACGACCGATTGTTCTTATTGGTTTGGCGAGGATCGGGTGTGGATGGAGTACGATGATCGTTATCTGCCTGCCGATGTCGAGCCGCCGGATTTTGATGATCCCAAGGCGGAAAAGCGTTTCCTCGCCGACAAGCGGAAGATCAAGTACCCGAACATGGCAAAGCTGAAGAACGTTACCTACGGCCCGCGTTCTGGCATTATCATCGTGGGGCTCAAATGAAGAAGCTGGCCCTGTTCCTCCCGATTTGGCTTGCCGCTTGCAGTGGCGGCTCTAGCATCACGCCGACGCCGGAGTACGGTGAAGGCGTGGTGGAATTGCGTTTCGCCCATGTTTTCTTTTCGACTTCCAACAGTCGTGATGAAACGATGGTCAAAGAGGCGACAAAGTTGTGCCACGGTCCTTTCGAGAAGGTCGGCGAAAAATACGACCAGGAAGCAACGCCGGTTTGGTACATCAAGTGTGTGGAGAAGGTGCAATGAAGAAGGCGTTGGTGAAGCATCGGCCTCGCAGATCGTCACAGGCGAAGATCGCGTGGCGCATCCGCTATGGCATCGATGGTGAGCCTGATGCGCTGACGCCAATCCTGGTTGCCGTTGTACGCGACCGGTTGGCGAAAGAGGATTACCGCTGGGATACGCAGGGCCGTCCGTTGCCGAACGCTGATGCGCGCACGCCGGAGAGCCGCGATCTTTGGGAAGGCTGTTCGCCGCCGCTTTTCATGAAGTACACGACCGTCGCGCGGAACATCATCGCCGATCTGGCGGCGGAACTGCCGGGCCGGATGCGCGATCATTTGCTGAAGCGGGCGGGGTTGAAAAAGTAAGAAGCAGGATTTTTGCACATGACTTCTGGCGTTTTATTGGTTGCTGATGCGGGGCGGCTGGGGCTTCCACCGCCTGTAAAAAGTCCTGTTGTGATATTGGATGCCGATACCCGCTTGTACAAAAATCCAGAAAAGAACAAATATCGCGCGGAGGTTTGGTCGGTGCTACTTAAAGATGCCGACCCTGCTAAAGACACATGCCTAATTTTGCCGGGAGGATGTGGATTAGAAATCCCCTTGCTGCGAAAATACGGGATTTGCGACACGTCGATTATTATGATCGATGAGAGGTCGGCGGCGTTAGCCAGAGCACGGCAACTTACAAAAACCAAAGCTGCTGGCTTTTGTGGTAAGTTGTCTGCGTTGACACCCCCTTCTAAGTTTTTTGGGAAGGTCACTTTGGCAAACTTAGATTTTTGTACAAATATTTTTGGCGCGCTTCCAGAAGTGCAAAAATTTCTAGCAGCCGGGTGGCTTGCTCCTAAAGCTAAATTGGCGGTGACTTTTAGTTTGCGTGGTGGTTCCCATACAGACGGCCTTTTGTATTATTATGGTGGTGATCGCGTCGCAGCGCTTGCGGCGGCAATCGCGCACGCAGGCTACCACATTTGTTCAATACACACTTCGAAGTACAAGAACGGGCCGAACCGGATGGGTTGGGCTGTCTTTGATCTTATCGATACAGGTTCTATTTTGCGGCATGTAGAGCGTGTCGGGGCGCGTGCCTATCGTTTTCTTAGTTGGTACAACGAACGCTTGACGAAACAGTTGGAGCGCCGCGAAGCATTTTCTTTATTGGAAGCGGTTTCTGCACAACACACTGTCGAGTGTGTGGCAATGCGTCTGTTAATTAGACTTCATTACAGGAAAGATATGGTGTCTAAAGTGTACTCAATTAGTTTACACGATGAATTTGCGGTTTGGCGCGAGAAGATATTTTGGTACGCAGGAAATGGCGGCTATATATTTAAGAAAATAGAAGAAGCTAAAAAGCGACGCGTACAATCTTTGCGGTCGGCGTATTTAAAACAAGACCCACTTTTGCGACTTCGCGAAACGTTTGCGTGGCAAGATGAGAATTTGGCAATTCGTCGGATGTACTCCGAACCAGCCGAATTTAACTTTACGCAAGCCGAGCTTAGCGGTGTTGCTGCCGGTGGCACCTCAATTATATTTTGGCCCGCTGCTCATCGTATCTTGTCGGGGACAACACCCCGAAAGGAAAACTTTTGTGTACATAGCGCGGCAACACTTTTGCGATGTTCCTATAAAATTTTGGATCAGTTGTCGAAAGTGTGTGGGCTTAATTTGCCTCACACTTCATTGTCTCCGAACCGACGAACTTACTCGCGCTGGCGTCTTCGCACTTTGCATGACAGCGATTTTTGGAAAGAGAATGCGTCAGAAATTCGCAGGCAGCCGGCCCTATTTTTTAAGAAAACTTTCCCACCTGTTCCTGCCCTACGTCTGTTCCATGTTCCGCTAGAACCAAAAGCGCGCCCTATCTCTATTCCCGCGTCTGTCACGCGAGAAGCTGAAGAGGCTGTGAACCGAAAACATTCATTTGATGATTGGAGACAGAGATACGGAGAGTTGCTAAAGCGTTATGATGCGCGGCTAGCTAAGCGTTTCACCTTACAAGACACTGTTTGGGCAGATGGTATCCGTAACTGTTTCTTTCCTGCAAAACATGATTTTTCGTTGGTCGATGTGATGCACGCTCGCATCTGTCTAGACCGGTTTATCCGACATTTGGACAAGAAGCTTCACGGTCGGTTTGCTGTCGAGGAGCAGAAGCGCCGCTACTTCTTTTTAGATTTCCCATATTTTGCTCCTCCGGCCTGCTACCTAGTTGATGTGGTTGACTGGCCTAGCGAGCGGGGAAATCGTACACGAAGGACGGGTGCGTTGCAGGAGATTTCGTTTCAATTAGAAACGACAAGCTACCTTTCTGGTAACACGTTGTTGTCATGCGATGAGGATGGCAGTAAGAAACAGGCCGAGCATTTGCGCGTTCAGTATTTAATCAACTGTGGCGTTGAGCCTGTGTACTCAATCAGAGAAGCGATGAAGCATCTTGGTTGTACGTGGGTCGCGCTTCGAAAGTTTAAAATCAGGTCATACCGATTGTGTGGACTGCCTGTGTACCGACAATTTGATATAATGCACTTTACTTACAGCACGGCTTATCAGGAGCACAAACGGGCAAAACGCTTGCGGAAAAAAGTTAAGCGCCAGAAGGTGTGGGCGTGAATGGCCTATTGGGACTGGATGATCAGACCGAAGGGGCCGTTAGCTATCCGCAGCTTGCTCGATACTCCGTTTCAGGTGAGGCTCACGATGTCGAAGAAAAAAGCTGAAAAGGTACTCAATGACCACAAGCTGCGCCTGCGGAAAATAATCAGCGGCGGCCAATTCGGTGCCGATCTTGCCGGGCTGTGGGTTGGTAGAAAGTTGGGTTTGAAAACCGGCGGCTTCGCGCCGAAGGGCTACCGAACAGAGCGCGGGCCGCGCGTCGAATTGTTGCGCGGGTATGGGCTCGAAGAGGATGGGGTCGAACGATATGACAGCCGCACGCGGAAGAACGTCGAGGCCGCCGATTTGACGTTGCTCTTCGGCAATGCCGCATCGGGCGGATCGAAGTTGACGGTGAACGCTTGCCAGAGCATTGGCCGTCCGGTGTACAATTTTCCATTCGACGGCAGCGACACGAAGGAAGTCGGTGTGCTCATTCGCGCGCTGCTGATCCAGCATCGTGTACGCACGCTGAACGTTGCCGGAAATCGGGAAAGCATCACGCCAGGAATTAACGCCTATACGCGTGAATGTCTGATGGAAGCAATCGAAGAGATATTGAGGGCGCAGCAATGAGTAATGTTGTGTACAAACAAGTCTGCAAGTCGTTGGGCAAGCTGACGGCGGCACAGATGGAAGATGTCGCCAACCGTATTTATACGCTGCGAAATCTGGATGGCCGCGCGAAGATGTTGCGCGATCATGATTTGGGCAATTCCGAGGATGATGAGTTTTTGTCTTTCATACTCAAGCTGAACGGAATGGCCGACACGCCGCGCGCGGTTGCAGCGGCGAAGAAAGTTGTCAGCGCGAAATCGGTGACGACAGCGCGTATTGCTGTTATTACCGCGTACAACGCTGCGGCGGAAGCCCGCGATCAATTTGCGGTTCTTCGCTATCCGGCGCGCGTGTGGGTGTACACATGGTTTATCAGCGCAGGCCGTGATGTGGCTGCGCGAGAAACGCAGGGCAACATTGCTGGTGTCTTGCAGGATGCAGCCGACGACTTCAACCGGCTGCGCGGTTTGCTGATTGAGCATGGCATGGCATCAGCGGCGCGGCAGACATTCACGATCCAGAAAAAACTTCAGGAAGCCGCGTCACCACGTCTGCCGCTGAAGGTTCTCATTGCCGTGCTGATCCGCGCGGATTACATTCTTGACAGCGAAGCGCCGATGGCGCGGTCATGGAAAAAGCTGGGGGCGGAAGTCCGGGCGCTGATGAACCGGCGCGGCGCAAAAATCGATTAGAGGTTTGATGATGGATGAGATGGCAATCGGCGTCGCCGGACATATGCGCGTCGCCGTGTTCCCCGCTGCATCGCAATGGGGCGGTAAGATCGCGTCGCTGTTGAAAGGCACCGAGGATTGCTTGTCCTGGGATCGGGTGCGCCGGGTGCCGATCAAGTCTACTGTAAAGCGGTTTACGGTAGGGGAAGCGCCCGAAATCCTCGTTGTTCATTCAAATTATGCGTTGCCACTTTACGTCACGCCAGAAACGGAGTTTTATCTTCCCGACAGTGGCGTGTGGACCCCGGCCTCGATGTTGCAGCCGCAGATGCGCTTGCAGCCCTTGACCGTCGCCCATGCTAAGGCGCTGGGCTTGTCACGTCATTGGCAGGGCCTTCGGCGATCCGAGGACATTTTTGTTTTAGGGGTGGAATTGTTATGGAGCCGCAAGCGAAAAAATTTGCGGGTGCGATCCAGCATCCGCCGTGAGTTCAAGGTTTATAGCTTCGCGCCCGAACCGGGCACAGGCTTTTTCATAAATTCAATTCTGGTCCGCACGCATCGCTTGTAGGGGGCGGCTATGCCGCTGATGGCGCAACCGCCGAAAAATTTGCAGGAAAGCCTATTGGCTGTTCTGCTGTTCAAAAATCGGCAGGCGCGGATCGTCGCCGGGCAGGTTGATGTAAAACTGTGGGATGAACCCTACCGCGATCTAGTCCGCGAGATTTACAAATACGTCAAGAAGTACAATCGTGCGCCGAAGGATCATGCTGACGATCTTCTCGATGCGTTGCCCGGCAGCGTCGATGCGGACAGCATGGAGGCGACGCGGAACCTACTGCGCCGCCTTGGGCGCATCCGAAATACCGTCAATGCCGACTACACCCTAGAACGGCTTTTTAGTTTCATCCGCCGCCAGTCAATCAAGAGCGCGATCATGGCAGCCGCGCCGCTGGTGATGACCGATGACGACACTCAGCTAGATCAGGCCGAAGCTCTTCTGACCGGCGCGATGAAACAGCGCATGGCCGTCTTTGATCGCGGCGTGTCGGTTGGGGACATTATGGCTGTACGCAATGCCTTCGATCAGGAAACGCGGGAGGGCTTCGATACCGGGATCGGGCCGCTTGATGATATTCGCGCCATGCCGATGCGGAAGGAAATGCATCTGCTGATCGGCGGCGCTGGCCACGGCAAGACATGGTGGCTTACGCATCTGGCACGGCAGGCCGCGCGCCGTAAGCATCGTGTACTTCACGTCACGTTGGAAGTCGGGCAGAACATTATGCTGCGCCGCTACATTCAGGCGTATCTAGCGCTGACACAAGAGCGCTTGCCCCACGATATGGCGAAGCTGATCATCAAGCCCGGCAAGCGCGGGCGGATGGAAGTCACGAATTTTGGGCTGACCGAAAGCAAGGCTTCCGCCCGCGATCCTGATGGACGGTTTGAAGGCCAGCTTGAGGCCAGGGTCACCGCACTTCGCGCGCGTCTGTCCCGCATCAGGATCAAGGAATTTCCTAGCGGCATGCTGTCGCTGCAAGCGCTGATAGCGTACCTCGACATGCTCGAAGCCGATGACGGTTTCATTCCCGATCTGTTGTTGCTCGACTACCCCGATCTGATGAAACTGTCGGGTGGTATCGAGCACAAGCGTCAAGCGTTGGGCCAGTTGTTTGTCGATCTTCGCGGCGTCGCGGGTGAGCGCAACATTGGCTTGGCGACCGTGACGCAGGGCAATCGGAAGTTTGTCGAGAGTACACGTCCCGATGAAACGATGGTGGCAGAGGATTGGAGCAAGATCGCGACGGCGGACACGATCATCATCCAGCAAAAGAAAGAGCGGGAGGCCGCGCTAGGCATGGCGCGCCTATTCGTCGCAAAGAGCCGCAACGGGCCGGACAAGATCACGGTCGCGATCACACAGAACCTCGCCGCTGGGCAATACTGCGTACAATCCGCGTTCGCGCCGAACGACTATTACGAGATGCTGATGAAGTCACAAATCATGGTGCCGCAGTCCGGGCCGAAGATGCGCGACGACACGATGGAATTGGAGGCATAGGCCATGCTTTCCAGCGGTGTCGTGAAGTGGTTTATCAATCGCAAGCTCAAGAATTATGACTGGCTGAAGAAGCGCGGCGAGGCTGATCTGTTAGAAACGATCAACAAGCTTCTACCGCCGCCGCGCTTTGTCACCAAGCCGATGCTGCATCAGTTGGTCTGTTTTATCATCGCGGTCTACCGCAAGAATTTTTTGTTCCTGCTTGACCTGGGCACCGGCAAAACGAAGATCATTCTCGATGCGCTGTACTACTGGATTTTCTCCGGCGAGATCACGCGTGCGCTGGTGCTGGTGCCGAACCGCATCAACATCATTGGCTGGATGGATGAGGTAAAGAAACACCAGCCGTCGATGAAGATCGTGCTGTTGCCGAATAACGTCGAATTGCGGGAGGCGCGGTTGGCTGCGCCGTTCGACATCGCGGTGTGTACTTACGCCGGGTTCCAAACGATGTGTGGAACGGTGACGAAGCACAAGCGCGAGATCGATCCGAAGAAACTGACCGACATCGCGCGGCATTTTCAGTGTGTTGTGTACGATGAGTGCCACAACCTTAAAAATCATCGGTCGATAAATTACAAGGTCGCGTATCTGTTGCAGCCGTTGATGAAGTATCGCTATGGGCTCACGGGCACACCATTTGGACGCAACGTCGCCGATCTGTGGGCACAGTTCCGGGTGATCGATGACGGCAAGACGCTGGGTCGCACGCTGACTTTGTTCCGGCAGGCGTTCTTCGAAAGCAAGGTCAACTTTTTCGGCGGCTGGGAGTACAAACTGCGGGAGGATCGCACAGAGCTTTTGTGGGAGACGATCAAGAACCGGTCGATCCTCTATGATGCCGATGATTGTTCCGATCTGCCGCCATGTATCCGCCGCCGCCTACGCTTGCCGTTCCCGGAAGAGACGCGTGTGTACTACAGTCGCATCCTGAAAATTTTGAAGAACAATCGTAAGGACCGGCGCGTTGTCGAGAATATGTTTATCCGCATGCGGCAAATCAGTTCCGGGTTTTTGACGATGCTGCCGGAGCATGATGATGGGATCAGGAAAACCATCGAGTTCATGGACAATCCAAAACTCGATGCGCTGATGGAGATGTTTGACGACGTTGGCGAACACAACAAGATCGTCGTGTTCCATGAATTTACTTGGTCGGGGAACCGCATCGCGCAAGAGTTGAAGGCGAAGAAGATCAAGTTCGCCAAGCTCGATGGCCACACTAAAAACCCGGAGAAGGAATATCGGAAATTCAAAACCGATCCGAAGTGCCGGGGCTTCATCATCAACTCGAAAGCAGGCGGTACCGGGACCAATCTTCAAGAGGCTCGATACCTAGTGTACTATGAGAGCCCAACATCGCCGATCATCCGGCGGCAGACAGAGAAGCGTGTACACAGAACGGGGCAAACTAAAAAGACTTTCATCATCGATCTTGTTGTCCGCAACACGGCGGACGCGAGAATTTTATCTTTCATCAAACAGGGCAACGATCTTCGGGAAGCCGTGCTACGCGGCAAATTCCAACTGGCGGACCTGTTCAACCAGTGAGGCAACGATGGCGTTTAGATGGATGGACTTTTGTCGAAGGTACAATATTGAGTTTGTGACCGAGGGGCCGAACGTCGCGGGGGGCAACATCAACATCAAGTGCCCGCTGTGCTCTGCCGACCCGTCACATCATATGGGCCTGTCGCTCGATAAGCCCTGGTGGGCTTGCTGGCGCGACCGTACACATCGTGGCAGCCGTCCGAATTTTCTGGTGCGGGCGCTGCTGAACGTCGGGCGCGAGCGGGCGCAGGAGATCATCTATGATTTCGGCGGTGTCGGTGCCGAGGATATCCGCGATGTCGTGGCCGATATGCAGGGCGGGCTCAAGACGCGGAAGGCGATGCACCGGCTGGAAATGCCCGATGAGTTTGTCACGCTGAACGCCTCGAAATTCGGACGGCGACTGCTGCCTTACAGAAAGTACTTGGCGGAACGCGGCTTCCCGGAAATGGACCAATTCCGGCTGGCTGAGCTATACGACATTCGCGGGAGCTTAGGCGGGGAATATCAGGACCGCTTGATCTTGCCCGTGTACTACCAAGGGCTGGCGACTTGGACGGGCCGCTCGATCCATACCGAGGCGAAGATACGCTACAAGACGCTTTCGACCGATCCCGATAAGGCGGTGCCCTATAAACCCGCGCGCTACGCGGTGACCGATCTGGTCTACAATTTTGAGCAGCTAGTTCAGACTGGCGGCGTGAAGTTGTACATTGTCGAAGGGCCATTTGACGCGCTGAAGATCGATTTCTATGGCAGGCTTTTTGGTTATCGGGCGACGTGCCTGTTTGGGCTCAATGTCAGCGATCACCAGCGCAAATTGCTTTTTGAATTGGCGCGGCAGTTTGATCACGTCCGGTTGATGGTGGACCCCGACGCCTGGGCGCAGACGATGGCTCTGGCGAGCGCTTTAGTGGAGCTACGCAGCGCGACCGACTTTAGTACATCTAATTTGCCGGATGTGTACAAAGATGCTGGCGCGATGTCAAAAAGCATGGTAAAGGAATTTCTCCGAAACGACTAAACATGGGGGTCGAACCATGATTAAGCGTGCCGATATCGGCTATAAGCCGATGTTCAATGATAGCTTTGCGAAGTGGACGGCGAAAGAAGCCCGGCGTCGTTTTCCGGGGCTGGCCGTCTGTTGGGAGTTTGAGGACCTGTTGCAAGAAGGCGCGTGCATCTTCGCCAAGTGCTGCCAGCGCTACCCGAGGGTCAATACGCCACAGCACATGATGGCCTTATATAAGGTGGCGTACACAAGACACTTGATTAACCTGGGGGCAAAGGCGTACAAGTACCGCGCCCGTATTTCCAGCGTGAGTGTCGAGCGGGCACTTGAAGCGGCGCAGAGTAGCAGTCCCAGCGAGGAGACAACGCTGCCTCGAACCGTGTTGCAAAGTATGTTGGCGAGAATGAGTACTCACAATGAAGGGCCGTTGAATTGTATTCTGGCCAAATTCGGGGGCAGCATCGAAGCTGCTGCGTCGTATCTGCGGGAGTTACCGCCAGAGGAACGCAACGAGTGGCTGGCAGCGGCTAGAGGCTAACCGCAATTGGGAAGGGTGTGAAATGGTGAAGAAAGCTGCGATTGATCCGAAGGCTGTGGAACGCGAAATTTTGAAGGTGACACAGCTTGAAGCCGTCAAGGGTGAAAAGCGGGCGGACTATCTAGCGCGCATTGCCCGAGTACTCGCCGACATGGATGGCGACGAATGGATGAAGCTGAGCCCGGCGGCAAAGGTGTGGTCAAACCAAGCGATAACGGCGACGCGGGAAAAAGAAACCGCTGCCGACTTTGGCGATCTGGATTATTCGGAAGAGATCGCCAAGGCATGGGAGGCCGGAGAAGGTGAGGCCGGGGAAGCACCCGGCGCGGCGGAAGCCGATGAAACAGGAGATCAGAAGGAAATGAAGGGCAAGGACAGCAAGAGTACGAAGGCGGCGAAGCCGTCGAAGAAGGCCGCGAAGCCGTCGAAGGCTGCAAAGTCGAAGAAGGCCGCGAAGCCGGAGAAGGCCGCGAAGCCGGAGAAGGCTGCAAAGTCGAAGAAGGCCGCGAAGCCGGAGAAGGCCGCGAAGTCGAAGAAGGCCGCGAAGCCGTCGAAGAAGGCGAAGGCATCAAACCGTCCGCGCGCGGATGGCGGGATGCAGGTCAAGAACGGCAGGATGGTCGGAACGAAGGTCGAGATCAAGCGCATGCTGCTGAAGAAGCTCGACAGTAGCGTTGATGACATTCGGGCCGGTCTGAAGAAGTTGGGGATCACTCCCAACGACTGGACCATCCGCATCGTTCGCGCCGATCTGCGGAACACGGTGAAGCTGATGCAGGAACTCGGATATCAGGTTTAACGACCGGCGTCGGCGTGCTACAAGGCCCCCTCAAGACGGGGGCCTTTCTTTTTGGGTGGATGGCATGGCTGGCGCGCCGTTCGATCTAGCGGTTTTCAGGCAGACGGTCGGGCTGGTGTCGATGGCGGCGGCCAGCAACGACATGATCCCTGCGATGTCCCAACTGTGGGCCTACAATGGCTCGCTGGTAGGGTTCAACGATGACATCGCTATCTCCCATCCCCTCGATTTGAAGCTCACAGGCACGCTGCACGCGGCGACCCTGGCCCGGTTGCTGGGGACCTTTCCGGCGACCGCTGACAAAACGACTTATGAGGCCACGGGCGGCAGGCTCATCCTGCGATCTGGGAAGACCAGGGCGACCCTGGCTTGTGGCAGTGCAGCAAAGCCGTTGTTCGATTTCCCCGCCGGAGCGCCAGCGGTCGAACAGGTGATTGAGCCGTCAAAGCTACGCGACCGCTTGCTGAAAGTGCTTTACGTATCCCTGGTGATCTGCGACCGGCGCGCGGTGACCGCTGAGTTTTCCGCGCCAATGATTTGGCAGGATGGCGATGATCTGGTGATCTGCGGCACCGACGGCAAATCGCTTGTGCAAAAGACCGTGCCTTTGGCCTGGGGTTGGCCAGCAACGCCGCAGGTTTTCCCCCATGATTTCTATAGGGCTCTGCACACGTTGACGGCAGACGACCGCGCCGGGCTGTCATTCACTTGGCGGCTTTATGGCAACTCATCGCTGATCGAATTTGAGGATGGTGTACGCTTGTGGGGGCGGCGGCTTCCACTGCGGCACCGCACAGATTATGCGGGGCTTCTTCCTGGCATCCTTGAAAAGCCACTTGATTTTTTTCAAGTGCCAAAACAACTCCCCGAGGCTGTTAGCGCGCATGCTGCGATCCTGCGCGGTGTACACGTTGGACTGAAGCACAGCCCAAAACGCATTGTCGAGTTGGCTGTCGCTGACGGGCAATTATTGATGCGGTCGGGCACCGCCGTCGTGACGCTGCGCAACAAGTTTCGCATCGCCGATTTCAAAGGTGAACCGATCACAATCTGGATCGATGCTCCGAAATTGGATTTCATTTTGCAAGCGGTGACCGAAGAGCGCGGCCTGCTAGCGATCACGTCGCGTGTGCTGTTGGCGCGCGGGCCGGGGAAGGTTTACTTTCTGTTGGCGGGCAAGGGCGCGCCTGAAGATGAAGAAGCGGATGATGATGGAGACTAGCCCGTGGGATTGTTCCTTATCAAAGATGAGCCGCTGGTAAAATCCAGGCGGAAGACAAATCAGCCATCGATAGAGACGCTGCATCGCCACCAGTGCGACGTGTGTCCGTTGGCAAAAGGCCGGTGCAAACATCCGCAGATGCCCGCGCGCGGTGCGAAGCATCCGCTTATGTACATACTCGGGGAAGCGCCGGGAGCCGAAGAGGATGAAGTCGGGCGGCAATTCGTCGGGGCCAGCGGAAGCTTTCTCCGGGAGAATTTGGCCGAAGAGTGGTTCGCTGATCCCGATGGCCAGCGCTGGAAAACGCCGGAGATACGCTGGAACAATGTTGTGCGTACGCGCCCGCCTGGAAATCGCACGCCGTCCTGGATCGAAATCGAATGCTGTCGTCCGTCGGTGGAAGCCGACATTGCTGCGCACAAACCGAAAATTCTGATCACCATCGGCGGCACGGCCACGTCATGGGCGGTTGGGCTCGATGGCATCACGACATGGCGAGGCCGTTACATGCCTGCGCGGATCGCCGGGCACAATGTGTGGGTCTTCCCGATGCTGCATCCCGCCGGTCTGATGCGTGGCGGAATGAGCGATCTTGATATCGCGACCTTTCAGCGGGACATCGCGCGCATCGAGCGGTTGGCGCGGGACTTGCCGGACGCCGATGTTGAAACGCCGGACCGGTATGATGAGGGGGTCGAGATTATCGACGGCACCAGACCTGCCGATTTCAAATGGGCTATTGACGCCATTGATTGGTACATGACGCAGCGTCGCGTCGGCATCGATTTGGAAACGACGACACGGGAGCAACAGAAGCACCGCCAGCTTCGTCCGTACTCCATCGGCGCGAAGATCGTTTCTGTTGCGTTGTCAGTCGGGCGGAAGCGCACGACCGCTATCGCACTGCATCATCCACAGGCCGGATGGGCAAAGGAACAGCGCGAGACGTTGATGAAACGGTTGGGCGATCTGGCGCGCAATCCAACGGTCGAGAAGATCGCGCAAAACGCCGCGTTCGAAATCGAGTGGCTGGCCTTCTTCTGCGGTGAGGATATCCCGCATGCCTCGAAGTGGCAGGATACACAGGCGCAGATGTTCATCCTCGATGAGCGCCGCTTTGGCTTGAGCCTGGATGCAATAACGCAGACCAACATGGGCTTCGCGTTGAAGTCGCTTTATGATCTTGATAAGCAGCATATGGATCAAGAACCGATTGCCGACGTGCTGCGCTACAATGCCCTCGACGCCAAGTACACGACGTTGTGCTTTTACATCATGCGCCGTGCGCTGCGATCTGAAAAGATGCAGCATGTTTATAACGCTTTCATCCCGCGTATCCCGACGATGGTCGCGACGCAGCTTATGGGCGTGTCAGTTGATTTCGAGGCCAACGCGAAGCTTGCGCATCCGTTGCGTACAAAGATTGTGTCGATGGAGGAGAAGCTTCAGGAATTGGATGTCGTGAAGCAATTCACGCGCGACCGCCGGATCAAGTTCAATCCAAAATCCAATCCGCACATTCTGACGATCTTGCGCGATTTCGTTCGGACGCCGTTTATTTTCACCGAAGATCATCGCGTGACAACGGACGCCGAGGTACTAGAGCGCGTGCGCCATCCGTTCGCCAAGCTGTTGCTCGACTATCGTGAAGTGACAAAGCTCTATAGCACCTATGTCGTGGGCATCGCTGAAGATGGAAAGTACATCTATCCCGACGGCAAAATCCACACGGTGTTTAACACGATGATCGCGCGCACGGGGCGCACATCATCGGACAACCCCAATCTGCAAAACTTTCCGAAGCGTACTCATAAGGAAATCCGGGCGCAGATTATGGCGCGTGCCGCGCATCGTCTGCTGTCGGTTGACTACGGGCAAATCGAGGCCCGCGTGATCGCGATGGCGTCGCATGACAAGTTTCTCTGCAAGGCGCTGTTCGAAAATTACGATATCCATATGGTTTGGGCTGAGCGGCTGGCGTACGCCTACCCGAAATTGGTTGGTGGGACTGCGGGCATCAAAGACAAGGACAAGATGAAGACGCTGCGGAGCGACGTGAAGAACCAGTGGGTCTTCCCGGCGTTCTTTGGCGCGCAGCTTCACAGCATCGCGGGTTACATGAACGTGCCCGAGGAAATTTTGGGGCCGATCTTCGATGACTTTTGGGAAACGTTCAAAGGTGTACGCGCGTGGCAAGAAGACCTGATGCAGTTCTATCGTGACCACGGCTATGTCGAATGCCTGACGGGCCGCCGTCGCCATGAACCGTTGTACGGCAACAAGATCATCAACACGCCGATCCAGGGGACGGCCAGCGATATTGTTGTCGATGCGATGACGCGGATATCAAAGCGCGCCCATGAAACCGGGGATCGCTGGCTTCAGCCGATGATGAACATTCACGACGATCTGACCTTCGACGTGCCGGAGAAAACGTGGGAACGGTATATGGAGATTGTGGTCGATGAGATGTTGTCGGTGCCGTTCGATTTCGTGAACGTGCCAATATCTATCGAGGTATCCGTTGGGCCGCGCTGGTCGGAGATGGTCGATTTGGAAAAGTTTAGCCGGACGCCAGAAGAAATGAGGGCCGCATGAAGGCGAAGCCACTGCATCTAAAGTACCGCCCGACCGCGTACGAAGATATGCTGGGGCAGGAGCACATTCTGCCCCATTTTGTACGAATGGTTCTGAAGGCGGTGCAGCATGTGTACATTCTCACGGGACCGTCGGGTGTTGGAAAAACCACGATGGCGCGGATTGCTTGCGGCACGCTAGGCGTTTCAGCGGATAATCTGACAGAGATCGATGCGGCGACGTACAACGGCGTGGACGCGATGCGCGATCTTGTCGATACGCTTGAATATCGCCCGCTGGCCGGATCGCGTCGCCGGGCCGTCATCATTGATGAAGCGCAGCGCATTGGTGCCGCCGGTTGGGAAGTGTTGCTGAAAACTTTTGAGGAAACGCCGAAGCACGCGTACATATTTCTTTGTACAACGGACCCGACGAAGATACCGCGCACGATCCAGACGCGCGCTACGATTTTCAAATTGCTGCCGGTGAAGTCCGAGGAGATCGTGAAGCATTTGCAAATGGTGCGCGATGCCGAGGGGTTGGAAGCTTCCGATGAGGTGATTGATACGCTGGCCGCAGAGTGTGCCGGTTCGGTTCGGCAAGCGCTGGTGTGGTTGGCGCAGTGCGCCACGATCACCGACGAAGGCGCGGCAGCGAGGATCATCGGTTCCGCGCGCAAGGATGACGCCGTGATTGAGCTATGCCGATTGATCGCGAACCCACAGCGCAATGAGTTTTTATGGGGTAAGGCCAGCGAGCTTCTACAGCGGCTTGTGAACGCTGAAACTGACGCGGAAAGCATTCGGTTCACGATACTTGCGTACTTTCAGAAGGTCGCGCTGTCTGCTGACCGTGAACAAAAAGTGCTTCAAGCGCTTCGCGTCCTTAGCATTTTTCGCGAACCTACGCCGCCGAACAGCAAGGCTGGTATGATGATAGTACCAGTAGCAGAAGCTTTGCGGATCGGGGAGTGATGGCAGAAGGCGCAGCATCAGAGGATCGGCGGAAGCTGCGCGATAGATTGCGCATCGATCCGCTGCGGCTGGATGAGGCGCTGGTCGAGCATTCCAGTTTGGTCAATCGCGTGGGCCGGGAGACAGCACGGGCGCAATCGGTTTTGGATCAGCAGAAGGACGCGCTGGCGAGATTGGAAGCGGAGCTTGCAGTGCGGGTGCGGAAGCGTTTGGGCCGCGTGCAGAACCGCGTGACTGAGGCCGAAGTGCGGGAACAATTGCTAACCGACACAGAATTTCAGCAGGCGCATAATCGTGTTTTGACAGCGAAGCGTGAACATGGTTTGTGGGAAGCATTGCAGGAGGCATTCAAGCAACGTTCTTTTATGTTGCGATCCCTGGTCGATCTATACACGGCGGATTACTACAACACCCAAGCTGACAGTATCACTCGGGGGGCGCGCTGGGCGAAGCACGTCGAAGACGGTGCTGAAGGGGCGCGGAAATATTTCCGAAACCGTGGGGCAAGTGGAGCGCGCAAGACGTGATAGCGTACGTGACGGTTGATTGGACAAATTTTGTCATCGGCGTTTTGGTGTGTTCGATAGCAGCGTTTCTAGTGGCGGTGTCTGTTGTACACTTTTACTTCCGCCGAAAGCGGGCGTTCATGGATCATTTAACAAACAACTGGCCAGCAGAGGGTGAAATCGATGCCACGGAATAGGGATAGGGATGAAGGTTTGCGGACCGCCGCCTTGAGTGCGGATCGCGCGCGAAAGCGGCTGAGCGAATTGTCGGGCCGGACCGATCCGCATGTGAAGGACCACATTCAGGTCTTCAAGGTGCATCCGGGAAAGAACCGCGTGCGCCTGCTGCCCGCGACGTGGGAAGGATCGGAGCCCGATGAGTTTAGCATGTCGGTGTTCCGGCATTACGGCATCGGTTCCGATGAGGCGACGTATCTCTGCCTTCAGAAGATGAAGGGCAAGCGTTGCCCGCTCTGCGAGGAATATCAGACGCAGATCGAAGAGGCTGGCGATAACGAGAAGTTGCAGGAAGTCGCCCGCCGTGCAAAAGCCAAGGTGTCGCTGGCGTGCTTTGTCATCGACCGCGCGAACCCCAGCAACGGCGTACAACTTTGGTTTATGCCGCAGACCGTTGGCAAGGACATCGTGAACCGCTTGCAGGATGAGGATACGCAAAGCGAGATCGTGATCCATAGCTTGGACAAGGGCCACGACGTTCGCTTCACCAAGGAAGGTGAAGGCCGCAATACCAAGTACACCGGCATCTCAATTTCGGCCAATGCGTCGCCGATCAGCGAAAGCTCATCGGAGCGGAAGAAGTGGGTGCAGTTCATCAAGGACAACCCGATCCCCGACACGCTGATCTTCTACAAGGCCAGTCATCTTGAGAAGGTGTTGAACGCCAAGGGTGGCACGGCTGATGTCGATGACGACGAAGATGAGAAGCCGTCGCCGATGAAGCCCGCGAAGGCTGGCAAGCGGGGTAAGAAGCCGGAGCCCGAGGGCGACGATGACGACGATGATGACGACGACGACGATGACGACGGCAAGACCGGCAAGGCTGGCAAGCGTGGCAAGAAGCCCGCTGCG